AAGGTAAATCAGTCGGGGCTAAATCTGTTATACGTACATAAAAAGTCTGCTCATTCGGACTATTGTCCGTATAATCAACTTGTGTGTTAACAAATGAACCTCTGTAGACTTTACCCATTAACTCTTAATTGACTTCTTTGTGTTCTTGCGTAAGCTAAAATTATGTCTTGACCTCTAAGTACAGAACCTCTGCCACTATCACTTCCTCTACCACTCATAAATGAACCTACTGAGTTATTAGGAACTATTGATCCGCTAACTGAAGGGACAAACAACTCTGGACCCCTTTCACCAACAATGTAAGGGCTATTCCCTGTAACAGGTCCACCATTTGCTCTAAACCCTAATAGTTTGCCAAATATGGCTCCAAAGCCTTGTGAACCACCTAAACCACCTGGAAATAAAGCTGCCAACACTCCAGCCAAAATTGCTGTAGCGGCTAACTTTTGGATTACTTGTACTAATACCGCTTTTACCCCCTCACCAAATGCCTTAAAAGCATTCTCTCCCCTACCTATGGCATCAATCATAGCCTCTAAGGATGGAGTAAACATATTGGCTATCATCTGTCCTGTCTGTGCTAATTCTTGTGCTTCTTTTGTCAATCCACTAAAACTTAAAAAACTAAATTTGTCTTGCCCTTTAGCAGCATTAGATTTTAGTTGTTCAAGTATTAACGAATAGTCAATAACTGTGTTTGATTTAAAATAATCATTAATTTCCTTGCTTAAAACAGCACCAAAAGCTGATACACCTTTTTCTAAGTTAGGTGATTCGCCAGGAAATACTGTAGGAATGTCAATCTCAATAGGAGGAGCTGTTAGTGTGTAATTATATAAACCAGCCCTAAACTTTTCAAGATATGCCTTAGCAGCCTTAAATATTGTAGCTTCATCATCTAAAGGAGTAATCTTTAATCTTATAGAGATTGTATTACCTACAAAATCACTAATCTTTTTTGCTTGGGCAATGGTATCAGCTACATACTTTTTGTAGTCCTCTAATTCCTTCTCTCTACTTTCCTTTACTATTTTGTCTTGTAATACTCTGACATCTGTTCTCTGAGTTAGTAATTGTTCAGTAAGTTTATTCTCTGTTTGTTGTAGTTGAAACCTTGCACTTACTAATTTTTTCTGATTCTCATTAAACTGCTCCTCATTGACAATTAGATTGCCATAGTTGTTTTCTCTTTTATTAATGTAATTATCATACAACTTAGCTTCTTCATCAAAACTTTTCTGTATCTCTGCTCTTATTTTAGTCAGAGATTGTGCAGTTGCTGAAATTCTACTTTTTAATAAAAGTAGGTCTGTTTCTGTATTTTCTCCAAATGTTAATCTAACATTGGACTCCCTTCTTCTTGTTAAATCAGATTGACCACTTGCTACTTCTTCAATAGCTTTTCTTTCAGCATTTAACTGAGCAACTACATTATTTATGCTCTGAGAATAATCATCATTAGCAGCCTTAGACTCCTTAGTCCCTTTAATCCAAGAACTAAGTCCATTTTGTGCAAAAACTATGGCTGTTGTAACAGCAGAAAAAGCTAATGCCAATCCACCTGGACCTAACAATGATGCTCCTAATGCCTTTAATAATCCTCCACTTTCCTTAGATTGTGCTGATAATTGCTGAAATGATTGAACTAAAGGATCAATGTTATTCGCTATACCTATAAAACCATAAGGAGAATCTTGTACTACTCTACCTAAGTTTGTTAGGGCTATATTGGCTTGATTAGCAGATTGAGGTAACTTATTAAAACCTTTAGCAGCCGCATCTACACCCTTAGAAGCACTCTGTCCAGCTAATTCAGTTTTTTCTAATTGCTTTTGGACCTGTTGTAATGACCGTAGTGCTGCTTCAACATCTGCCGCTATCCTTATTTGTAAGCCATCAGCCATTCTTTATTCTTTTTAGTGCTTCCTTTTCTCTTTTAGCCTTTAATAAAGCTCTTATTTGCTCTTTGTCAAGTTCAACTTTATCCTCAAGCTGCCAACTATCCATCACAAATCTTGCCCCATTGCCCTTGCCTATAAATGCCTCACAAATCAAGGCAGTCTGGAACCTTAGCAAGTATGACTCATTCTTTATCCTCTCAATATACCCTTTTCTTAGGAGTATATACTCATCTGCCTCTAAGTCATAAAACTGATGCGGAAGTAGGCCTATTTGCCCAAATGCTTCCGACCTCATATCATCCCAGGTCAGGCTTTTGCCTGGGCTTACTTTTCCCCCTGCTCTTGTACTTTATTAACCTCAGCAAATTTGCCTATAAGTGATGCTGCTTCAGATTGATCCATAACTCCTACCCAATCGTGTACAGTCTCTAAACTTACAAATTCTCCATTGTTTACAACTTTGTTATAGCAGTTGATTCCTGCATAAACAAGGCCACAAATAAATTCAAATTGCTTATCTGGTTTTCCTAAGAGTTCACTCATAAATAAAGGGTCAGAAGATGTGGACTCACCAAAAAACTTAGTGAACCACATCTTACCGACATCCAATATTCTGTCTTGACCTCCTATGCTGTGTGTGATTTGTTTCATAGTGATTAGCTTGCAGGTTCAGTATCAATGTCTCCCTCAATCTCAATAGTCATAGTGAACTTAGCAGTCTGACCGCTTGTGTTCTGCTGACCTAATGCACTAATCCAGCCATAACCACCGTGATAGATAGTCTCTGCTGAATCAGTCAAGTGCCAATACTTCTTAGTGTTGTTGGCATACAAAGTTTGGAAATCATTGTAGGAAGCCTCAGTTGCATCAGGAATTGTGTCAACAACTGCATTCAATGTGAATCGGTTGTTTTGAGGTCCTAATACTTTTAAAGTTCCACAGTTAGTCTCATCACTAACCACATTGCGGCTGCCATCAAATGATCCCTCACTTTGGCAAACAGCCGACTTTTTTGCACCACTCGGAGTGTCTGAATATTCAATGAACATCACACTGCCAGAGATTGTTGTAGCATCTGCCATTTTGTTTGTATTTAATTTTGATTTATAAAATGCTCGTATCTAATTATCAACCTAAAAACCTTCTCACTACCATCATCCTCATACAATTCAGTCTCTGATTGTACTGTGATTTGTGTAATCTGAAAGTTTGTTAAAGTTATGCCAAAAGAGTTAGGACTTGTGATTATTTCATCATAAATCTCTTGTGCTATATCATAAGCAGTCTTGCTTTGTCCTGTAGTTGCAAACTTTGTGTAAATTTCGCATATTATGACAACAGACTGAAAAAATGCTGAATTGTTTAGTTCTGTTTGATTAGAACCATCTGACTTAATTAAAACATAATTACCATTTGCTTGTAATGGTACTGCATCCTTATAGACAGGCACACTAATAACACCACTTAGTGCATTCCACCAAGCTGTTTTAATTTCGTATGGAGCTGTCTTAAATGCCACTTAATAATGCTTTAATTCTTTTATTTAAACTTTCTCTGACTATTGGTATTTGCTTATAAAAAAATGGCTTTGCTTCAACACCATTCCTAAGAATACTCATAGTGATTGCAAATGCAATCTGTAACTTTTGGTCTTTTGTTTGTCTGACCTTCTTTCTTGTCTTTACACTATAGGTTGCCCCTATTCCTTTTCTCTGCACCCATTTGTAGATACTCATCAGCATATCTATCCAATCACCTCTTTTTGGCAATCCTTTATATTGAGCTGCAAACTCCTCTGTGCCTGGATAAGGCTTAAACTTGCGCTTTGTTCCAAATTCTACATAAGGAGCATAGAAAGTATTAGCACTTACTAAATAGCTATAAGGTGTTTCCTTTTTATATGAAATTGATCTTGCAAGTGTTCCGGTATTACCTCCCGAACTAACACAGTCTCTTTTTGCCAAAGCAACATACTCCATAGCAGCACCACGAACTTCTGCTTGTACTTCTTCCTTAAGTTCTCGGCTTACACCAGCAAGTCTATTACTTAGACTATCAACTCCTATGACTGCAAGTTTAATCAAGCTCGAATATTGTAAAGGCTGTTATTTCCCAATTAAATCGTTGCTCATTTACTCTGCTTGCACTACTTATAGAATAAGTCTGCCCAAAGTATTCAATCTTGTAATCAGGTGTGATATTGTAATCTCTAAAGTTGATTCTAAATGTCTTAGTATCACTATTCTCAGTTCTACCTGCATCCTGATTCCTACCACCACCATCATCTGTCACCTCAGCCCACATTTTGTAGGTTGTAGCCACAGTTTCAGTTGCATCACCATTAGCATCTATTGTAGTGGTGTATTTTAACAACTTGATTGGTTTGGTAGTTCCTATCATCCTATCCAATTTGCAGTTTTGTACTTAGCAGCCAAAACCATTGCCTCTTTACTTAATCCATCTACATTTTCATCACCTCTGTTAATATAACGATAAGCCACCTCTTTATACATAGCATCTTTTAGACCTTTAGGTAGGATTGTATATCCAGCCTCATACTTTAAGAGCATATTCTCATAAGTAGGAGTCTTTAAGATTCTATTGTTAAAAGATAGGTCAAAGTCATCTGTGCTGATTGAATCACCCTCATCATCCTTTAAGTAGATAATACTATTAACAGGACCAAAAGGAATGTCAAAGTTTCCACAAAGATTTGTCAGTTCTATTTCCCAAGTCTTAGGGATAAAGCTCAGACCTGTGTACTCCTCCAATCTTTCTCTTGCTGAAGTGATTAGGTTTTCAATAATAACATCATCATCATCAAAGTCAGAGGATATTGACTCAGAATTGTCAATAAAACCCTCTAATCTGAGATAATTCTTTACCTCTTGAACAGTCAAAGGCTCAGTTATCCCTGATTCCTCAGTCTGGTCCTCCCAATCTATCAGTAAGTTATACAACATAAGATTTATTTAAAAAAGGAGCTGGCCGAAACCAGCCCCCTATCACCACATCAACCACAGCTTAGAATGTACCGTAAATCAAGGCATCTGTTCTCATAATGTTGATGTCTTCAAAACACTCAACACGAGCAGTTACCAAGTTACGCTGGAAGTTGTCGCTGTCCTCGTAAGAGAACTCAACACGCAATCCTTCAGTCTCAACTCTTTCAAGGTAAGAAGCATCCACGATAAGAGCCTTATCGTTTGTAACCCAAGAAGCACCAATTACAGGTACACCTGCAATACGGATGTTTCCGTTAGGATCAATGATAACACCACCAGGTACAGAGTAGTCAGTAGGCTTAGTCTTTAACAAGTCAGCCCATTGAGCATAAGATACTAAGGCAAAAGAAGCCTCGAAGTTTGCATCCAATTGGTTAGCAATCCAATCTACTAATTGCTCAGCATCTACAGAAGCAGCAGTTGTTGTGCTACCTGTTGCAGCAGAGCTAACAGCAGAGAAGAAAGTGCTATTCTCTTTTTTGTAGAAGTCACGGAGCAACATACGCTGCAAAGTGTTCTGCAAGAAAGGAAGTTGGAACATCATTTGCTTAGAGAAACGAGCGAAACCAGCAATGTAGTCAGATACAACTTTAACCTCAGTAAGGTCGTAGTCAATCTGAGACTTCAGGTTACCTTCAGTTTGGATACCGATAGAACCTTCAGTTCCAGTCTCACGGTAAGTTACATACAATCCAGTAGGACTTACAGCAGTTGGGATAAGGTCACGGAAATTGATTTTCTGAGCAGGAACCAATCCTTGACGGCTGTTGTAAGTAGCAACACCATCACCAGACAGGTTAGCAGAAGTTGTCATTGTACCTACAGCTTTGAGGTCAATAGTCAACTTTGCATTTTTGTTCTTTTGGAACTCTTTGATTTCAGCTTGCTTAGCATCAAAAGCTTCAGCCATTTGCTCAGAGAAAGCATCACCGAAAGACTTAGTTTTGTTGTTAACAGTCTTAGCAGCTTTCTCAGCGATCAATTGGTCAAGAGCAGCTTGATTCTTCTTAGCAGCCTCATCCATAGTTACTACAGCAGCCTTTACTTCAGCTACGTCATTTTTAACATCTGCAATTACAGCCTCATTGGCAGCTTTCATCTTTTCTACGATCTCAGTAGCAGATTTTACTGAGGCCTCGATGCTTTTTAATTCTTCCATTTTTAGGAATTTAGTTTGTAAATAAAATTGTTTAATGTATGCTTAAGGTCACTGTAATCAATAACCGGCTCCTTAGTTTCTACAACTGCTTCTGCGGGTTGCTCTACAATAGGAGTGGCCTCAGTA